GCTAAGGTGTACCGTGAGCGTGGCTGCCGTTTCCGTAATGCTCGAAAGAAAATCTCCGGGTTCCAGGATGTGGCCCACAATCTCCGGGAGTGTGTAGGATTCTTTATTCCCAATCACCTTTGCATTGATGATTATATTGGCATCTCCAACCGCCCCGCCTGAAGGCACCCGATGAAAACTGATCCATTTGGCAACGGCCGCATCGTTCGTTACCGTTCCCGCCACAACCCGCACCCGCGTATTTGCAGGGCAGGTGTAAAGAGTCGTATCGGCTATGCCGGGTTGACCATTGTAAAGGTTTATTAAGGTTGTTCCCATTTGTTATACCTCGTTTTTTTTATTCCTCATGTCCACCCCGATCAATGATTCGCTTGGTGGTGTAGAAATCCATAACCTGTAAAATTGCCAAGATAGTAAAGAATATCCAGAGAGTTATGGTCATTTTTCGGGTTCCTTGACCTCTGCTTGCTGAATAGCATGTTTCAATTCCAGGGCAAGCTCTATCATAGCTCCTGGGAAATTCATTACTTCGAACATTTTCAATAAAAGATCCTTGTGTTCAATCTTATCAACTTGCATATATTTTTCCCTCCAATTTCTCAACTTTCATTATTAACACCTGGATTGTTCCATACATTGAGGCATAGATCTGATCTGCATCAAGAGTCAGACAATCCTCAATTACTTCCTGCCTGAACTTAGGTCTTGTCCTTGTAATCATGCGAGGCATTTGGTAAGTAAGTAGTTTTCCGTTCTGTATCACAATTTTACCTGCTTCATCTACAACCTCGACAGTGTCAAACAGCTTGATCTTCTTTTTAATTACCTTTTTGACTTGTACTGGTTTGCCATCTATTATCTCAATAGACATTTCCTCTTTTTCTACTTCCTCAACAGAGTATTCCTGCTCCTGATATTTTTCTTCTCCGTCAGGAATTTGAGTTGGCAGAGTAAAGGGAACTATTGGAGTTGCTTTCGGAAAAAGTGGTTTTACATCCTCAGCTATCCATCCGAGTTTGCTTCTATCGCTTGCTTTGTCAGATGAGAAAACATCATCTCTTAATGTGTATCGTTTGAGAGGTATACTTTTGACAATCTCATAACAGCGATTAAGATCAGCAAGTTTAATGTCCTTTTTGAGTCGGCTATCAGATGGATTTGACCAGGTAGTGCCGGAGGCTTTTTGTCCAACTGCGCCAGAAAGTTCAAATTGAACAGTAGGAGTCATTCCGATGCCGACGTTGCCGCTCCTCATAAACGTGACAAGTTGTGTTCTCACATTGTTAGTTATGCCATATAGATCCAATCGCCCGTAGGAGATATTCTCAGTGTCAAAGTCATAACCATAGGCGTTATTATTGGATTGTCGAAGACTAAACCCAGGACTGGTTAATGTATCCGGTGAAATAACAGTAAATTTCGCCACCGGCGTCGTCGTCTCGATGCCGAGTCGTGTTCCATCCCAGTATAATCCGCTATTCGCCAGACCAGTGGCATCAGCCACGTGATAAGGAATGTAGCCATCGGTAAGACCACTTAGCTTGACCGTAATAAAGACAGGACTATCTGTTATTTTCAACCCAACAACATTTGCCTGCACAAAAGCGTCATAGACAGCATTTTTACTTGGCGCTATGGCTGTAACTCCATCCCAAGAGGCAGCATACGCTTCGTCAGAAACAGAGCCAGTAGTATTGTAAAGGGTGCCATAAATCAATGTTTCAAGTTCATCAAGTTTTCGTAACAATGTTGCATCTTTGGGACCGTCAACGAATTGCAAGGCGGTTTCAAGATCATCAAGGCGTTTCGTGAACCCCTTATCGTTCGTCTGCCAGAGTTCCTGAATCAGCTTTTCCATTTCAACAATACGCCGTTCGTGGTCCTTCTGTTGACTATCACCCCAATTAAGGGCCTCCATGTCTTCGAGGTTGAGCGATTTTTCAAAGTAAGGCGTCACAACAAATTGAAAATACTTAATCCATGGATCGGTTAATTGCCCATCCACTATCATTGGTGATCTCAACGGGGGATATTGTGGTTTTTCACTCATCAGTTTTTACTCACTGAGGCCCTGAGATTAGCCGAAATAATAACTCTGTCAACCGGGTCCGTGATCATTACCTTAAAAATCCGTTCCCGCGCCCTACCCATTCTTAGCCAGCGAACCCGTTTGCCGTATTCTCCGATAAGACCCATGGATCTCCAATGCTCATTAGACCATGTATGCCCGCCATCATCAGACCATTGAAGCATGATTTGGGGGTCTGAACCTGCCCCTACTGCTGTACCTACCCCAGATTGGATTAGGAGTTCAAGTTCATGGAAAAAGATGGTTCGGCGGTCAGCATTTACGGCTTGGGCTGTTCTGACTGCCTTTTGAGTATGTCCGTCATCCTGAAAATAGGTATGATCAAGCTCGTAAATTTTGCCATGTTGAAAATCTCCTACCAGATGTTTCCGGTTGAAGTAGGCATAACAGTTGGCCCTCCACCGACCATCAGGATCATTCGGCCAGGATGATCGAGTATGCCAAAGCCCCGTTGCGGCATCGAAAACCCATGTTCTGTCCGCACTCGGAAAGGTGATCACATAGAAGGTATGGCCCTCATGGATGTAAGAGAAAGACCTTGCATCACTAAGTGTGGCATATTGCTCAAACTGCCACGCTATTTGAGGCTCCGTTACAATTACGGGGATATACCCATTGGCCCTTCGCACGTTACCCAAATGATCAAGCCAGAAAAGGGAATTGTCGCACTTGGCCGCCGAAGCCGTTGCCCCTATTCCAATCTCCTGGAAAGTCCCGTTCATCCTAGCAAACGGAAAATCCGGGTTGGCGTTATTATAGAAAACCTCTGCCGATAGATCTCCGAAAAGCCAAAGTTCTCTATGGTCTGATATGGCAAGTTTAAGATTATCCGGTAATCCTTCAGCAGCCCCATATTCAAGCGCATCCCAGGAGGTCCCATCATTCAAGCCGGAGATCCAGAATCTTTGAGAGTTCTTTTCCGTTACGATGAAATAACCGTCCTGCCAGGTCAAACTTGAGGGAGCGATAAAGTCGGTATCCGCAATTTCAGTGACAAGCACCCCGCTCAGGATGTATCCCTTACCGCCCACCACATCCACGATCATCAATTCGGAGTTCGTGTTATGCTCCATGAAAATTTTACCAGATGAGGTGCTGAGAACCCCTGTCATGACGAGGTAACTTCTGTCAGCGGCCACACGGTAAACGGTATCTCCTATGACAGCATAGAGATAGACCCCCATGATATGCGTTTCGCGTGTTTCAAGATCATCAATAATATCAAGCCAAGACTTCAATCCTGGCGTTGGGTATAAAGACAAAACCTTCCCGCCTACCTTATCCACGACTGGATAGAGGTTCACACACTCCTGAGCGTCCACATTAGATGAACGTCCTTTATAGGCCCCGCTGATAAATGCTATCTCCATTTACTTTCCCTTCCCGCCCTTTCCTTTTCCCTTACCTTTTTTTCCACCACAAGGCATGTCAAGCACCTCCTTTAAACCGCTATCAAGTCATCATTATTACTCCTGCCACTTATCCCCGGTATCTCCAGGTAGGCAGGTTGCACCCGTCTTGCCGCGTTCAAGCTGACAATCATGCTGTATCCCTGAATAGCCCTTGCAATAATCGTTGGAGAAGCCTCAAGTCCAAACTCCGGGGCCAGGTCAACGGCCAGGTTCCAAATTAAGGGATTGTGATAATTCCGGGGAATCCCGGTCGTATTGAGCAGGTTTTCAGCCAAGCCGGTAGGTTCTGTGAACGGTTTAATGCTTACTATCCAAAGCTGATCTGCTGTATCAGGAGTGTAATAGACATAGATTGTGCCATTCGGGGCAGTCGCGTTATACCAAAGTTTGTCCGGTCTTCCTTGGTTCGACTTATTCAAAATGCCCTGATAGGCTGTCTGACCGATAATCGAAACTGGGTAGTCATATCCGCCCGCTCGCACGAAAGCCTCAATGATCTGTTCGGGTCGCACGGTATAAAGACTAGGAACGCCATTTTGCCCTATCGTGTAGCTGTTTTGGCCTATCACTAAGGCAATCGTCTCCAAGACCGTGCAGGGCACCACCAGGCCCCCG